TCTTTCAGCAAGCCCACAGCTTGCGTGTGTAGGCAGGGCGGCGTATGATCTTTGCGCCTGTCCAATTCGACGCCACAGTAGATGCACTCGCCTTCGTTTCGGCCCTTAACCTGTGGGTCTGCCACGATAAAGCTCTTGAGATATTCTATTATGATTTCGTTTTGTGTTTTCATTATATCCCCACTATTAATATATCGTATCTTCAACACCGAAGATCCACAATCAACCTCGCCACCCGTCCTGTCAGGCCCGATATAGGCTAACGTTTCCCATTCGCCGTTCCCGTGGTTGTATCCCTCTATAACTGCAATATCCGTTTCCATCACCCCCCTATATTCCCGATATCTTCATGCGAGACATCGGCTTGATTATTGGCACCTTGCTACCCTTTGCCAAATTATCACCGGCCCAGAGCGGTTGAAGATTATCAAGTGCGTTTATAATCGCCGGGTCAATTACGCCTGTTTTAATGAAGTGAGCAATAGGCGTCTTGTGGTCGATGTGCCACTCTCCGTAATTCTCCCATGACATGCCTTCTTGGAATTGTGCCTCAAGACTTTCGACAAGATCGGCGCACGTGTAGGGAAGATAGTCCCTTGTGTTCTTATATTTCCTCTGCCCAGCGACACCAAGCACACGGTGAAGCATCCTGCGGCACACCAGCGACATCTTGAATACCGGGTCTGACTTGGCCCTGTTCTTTGCCCAATCAGACTTATATCTATTCCGCGCCTCTCCATTCTCAGCCTGATATGCGAGCGTTTGCGCTTTGATCCGTTCCCTATTACGGGCATAATAGACCTTGTTCCTCAGTCGCATCTTCTCAAGACAGGATTCGCGGTTAGCCTTGTGATACCTCGCTGCGCTGATCCTTGACTTTTCCCTTTGCTCCGGCATCCTGTTGTATTCCGACATCCTCGCCCGGCTTTCTGGCTTCTCCCTGTGAGCCTTCACGCAGTCAACACACACGCAAGCGCGTACATGCCTCTTTGCAATATGTCCATGCTTGCAAGGTAGGCCCGTGAAATAATACGAAGCGCCCGAAGCCATTGCGTTTTTGCGTGATATGATTTCCATGGTCATATTCCAGAGATAGCCATCCGTGCCATGGGACGAACTATGGGACATTCAAACGCTACGAAGTAAGAAAAGGCATCGTTCATATGATCGAATCCGGTGGCCTTGTCTGGGGAGCCATTGGCGTCATACGCTTGTTGCTCAAGACACCGGGCTATAGTCGGACATTCCTGGGCATTAACCCATATCTTGGATTGAGCAAAAGCCTTGTTTGTGGCAAGTATCCTATCCCTCACCGCAGGGTTGCGAGGGTTGTTCCTTACGACGAAATGAGCTTGGCGCAATAATGACAGATCCGACTTGGAAGCGTCAACCGTTTTCCGACTGCTCCCACTCGCGTCCGGGTAGATGATTATCCTATGGCCCTTCTTTCCGTACCTCTCTGTGAGAACGTCTACCAATTCTGGCGTGTCGAAGATGTCTTTTAGTTCTGCAACTGCATGATAGCCGTCCTTGCGCTGAACGAAGATAGCAGAGGCGACGGCCTGAACATTGAAATCCTGACCGATGAAAAGCGGCTCTTTCTCTTTGATCTGCTCATTGGAGTTGCACCGCTTCCGGTCGTATCCCCGGTAGACCGTCCCGGTGGTCAAGTTGGTGAATTGCCCCTCGATATAGGCTTCTATAAGCTCGTCCGGATACGCTTCTATGAGGCTTGGGATATAGTCGTCTGGTAGGTTTGCCTCGTTCTCGTAGGTCGAGGCTTGCACCAGGCCGTAATTTTTCAACAGCTCCGGCTTCTCCTGGGGATCTTGCACGAATATCTTGTGGCAGAACCGGAATCCTTCGGGTGTGGTGGTGACATCGACCCCGTTCTTGACCCCATCGACCTTGTAACGCATCCGGGCAATGATCTTCTTCCAGGCATCAGCCGCTTTGTTTATGGGCAAGGTGTCAAACTCGTCAATCAGGGCGTGACCGATCTTGAAGCCTATAATATTGGCGGGCTTATCCATGCTGCGGCAGATCGTGGTTCCCCGGTATTGCCGGCCAGTGAAGAAAGAAACCTCATGGAACCCCTGCTTGATTTCGACACTGAGCCCGAACTTGAAGGCGACCTCTTCGATTGTCGGGTAGAAAATATCCCTGATATGCGAATAGGTCGGCGCGAAGAAGCCTTGATTGATCTTGGGATGCTCTAAATAGTGCATAGACGACGCCATGCAGCCGGTGTAGGTCTTTGACGATCCAAAGCCACCCACGAAGGCCCGGAACTTCTGCGGCATCGGGAGAAAGCGCCCTTGCGGGTTATTGGCTTGGGGTCGCATGTGCATTTATTCGCCGCCCTTGTCCTCTGGCGCGTCCGTGATTGGGGTCTTGATGTGATCCCACTCGCTTACCGCTGGCGCTCGGACTTCCAAAGAATCAAGGACCGGTACGCAAGACATCATAGTCTTGTCGCGCTCACAGAAATCACCACCGCAACCAGCGCCATATTCATGGGGCTTGCCTTTATCGCATAAATCTTGGCAATCTCCACTCATAGCCCTGTCACACGCTCTCAGATCTGACTTCGTGCCCTTATCCTCTGGCACAGACCGAGATACAGGGCAATCCTGTTCACAAGTACACGAAAGCGTCTTGCTTAGTGGGTGACAGCACCGGCACGGGGTTTCCGCTGTCAATTGCCCCATAGAGTATTGGCACTCGTCGCTATTCAGATCGATTTCCCATATACGCACGGAGCATTAAACCACACGGGATCATGAATACTGCACAACCCTTGCGGGAATATTCGCTATGCCTCTAATGCGTCTGTCAACAGGTCAATCTCTTCTTTCAGCGCTTCGAGGTTTTCGGCGCACTCTTCCTTGCTGTACGAGGTATCATTATACATATCATCGATTGCAACTTTTGCATCTTCGTATGTTCCCACGCTATGCCCCCTCTGGCTCTTCCTCTGGTTTCTTGCTGGCGTCCTTAACCTCAATCGTGACACTGATCTTCTCAGGCTCAAGCGAACTATCGCCCGGTTCCGGCTTGTCTCGCCATTCTTCCGGGTTGCCCTCTTCGTCAACGCTTCCCCGGTTCTTCAGCCATATAAAGCCCGCTGCTGTATCTGGTGGATAGTGCTTGATAAGCTCGGCGTATTCCCAACGACCGACACTCACAATCCCCTCGCCCTCTACGAGAACATCAGATTCAACCCATTGCGCCTTGGTATCCGGGTGAGAATAGCCGGTCGCCCTTTCGAAGAGGGCTTGTTTGACTTCTGCGTTGGCTTGCGCCTTGCTCTTCTTTGTGGTGCCCAAGAAATCAGGGTTGCTATTGCGCCAGTTCAGAATTGTATTGCGAGTAACCCCAAGCATTTGGGCGACTTCTAAGTCTGTGAAACCGCGCTGAAACATCAACGCTATGGTCTTGATCTGGGCCTTGGTCAGCTTGTCGAACTTTGAAGGCTGGCCCCGCTTCCTCTTCGGTGCTTTCTTCTTCGGAGCCTTCTTCTTGGCTGGCTTGGCGGGGGGCTTCTTCTTGCCCTTTTTGGATGGTGTCTCTGCCCTTGGCATAAGAACCTTGCCCCCGGCTTAACCGGGGGTTCTATGTGGGTGGATGGAATCTTGAACTTGAAAGATGCCACTTACCACGGCCCCTGCGCCTTGTCAATGATCCCAACCGGTACGGCTTAATGGTGTAGGCGTACCGGCGCGATAGTCGCCTCTTCAGTATCCTATGGCAGACCCATGGACACGCCCGGCGAGCAATGAAGATAAGGAGTATGATAAACACGATAGCCAGCGCACACCATTCGTTTCCTGTGAGGTTCATCGCTCCCCCTGTCGGCATTCCCACATCAGGAAATCACGGAAGCTATCAAAACAACTGTCGAGTCTGAGGTATTCTTGATATCGCGCCTGGGATCTCGTCGCCTTACGAATAGTTCCCATTTTGCCATATTCCACCTTCCAAGTGGGGTGCGCTGGTAGAACGTGACCCGGCTTATCGCTATCGAAATTGACGCCTATGTGGTGGCCCCTATCTTCAGCGATAATGCCCGGCTTCCCGTTGACCGTTACGCGCATTCCAACCCTTGCCGGTACGTTGTAATTCTTTCTGACATACTCACAATCCATGTCAATCCTCCCTTGATCTGATACAAGTCAAAGGGACATACACCGGGTTCTCTCGGCTATTGGGAGCTACCAGGGCGACACGAAAGCTATGATCGTGCTTGTATATCCAGCCCCAGTCAGTCTCGAAAGCTACAGTGCCATTTGATAGCGTTCTTTCTCCGATGAAGATTCCGCTTGCCGTGGGGCAAACTATCCGCTTCCATTCCTTCCACGTTCTGTGGAATGTCAAGCCGCCAACCTCGTATGGCTCGCGGCGCAATTTTCTTTCCAGCTTGTGCGTAAATCCAACCCTTTGCCCGAATTTCATGTCATACCCCCTTCATCCCAAGCGCCCGCTTGATTGCGTTTTGGACTCGCCTTTCACCATCACCGATTAATTTTTCAGCCATATCCTTCGAGCCACACCAGTGAGTGCTAAGATAAAATGCAAGGGCCTTCGGAACCGGTATCTTTCTATCTTCTGCCCGTTCATATTCTGGCGGTTTAGCTTCTTCGGATATCTGAATAAAAGGCTCCGCGCAATCGAAGTCTGCTCCGGTTAAAAACCATCCGCTAGGTATTTCCAGCTTGCCACCTGTCACTTGCCATTCTTGTGTCTTTGCTGTCTTACCCATATTATACCCCCGTGTCTTCGTTCGGAGCCTCTAGGTTCCTGTGATCATAGGCCCATTTCTCAAGAAAAACCTTGACTGATTTGATCCAAGCCACCCGCACACCGGAAACGGCATTGACCATCATCACGGTTGTTTTATCTATTTCAGCACGGTCGATGGAAACGGACATATATTCCTTGATTTCTCCGGTCAGTATCACCCTTGGCAGATACAGCCAAACCGGTTCCAAGGCCACCGCGAGCTTGTCAGCCATGCATAGAGGGGAAGGTGTGATCCCTATCTTTTTTGCGTAAAACCTTGAATGTCCTATGCAAAGCAACCACCACTCATGCCCAAATAACCCGTGCATGAACTCTGCGGCCCATATCGGATGCTTTTCGCCTTCCGGCCCGTCCATATTCGGTTTGCCCAGATAGCCCAGGTCATGAACGATGAAGGCAATCCATAGCCTTGGGTCTAACGGTATTCCGTAGAGCCGCCACCATGCATAGGCGACAAATACCGGGTGAATCAGGAATTGGTGAGCCCCGAATAGTACGCTTCTGGTTCCGATTTTCATATCAAATCACCGTTTCCTTTTCCACAACCGCGTTGCGTTGGCCCACCTTATGCGCCCGGTTTCGTGCGCCGTGGCTTCGTCCCACCCGATCACCTTGTTTTTGCAGCGTGGACACCGCCCCTCGTTGTCACATATCGCTGTGTTGCAACAGTCGGTAAACATTGTGGAGTTTGTCCCGTGTGGGTATATCGTATTTATCTGAGACTCCATGGTCCCTATCCTTTGCCGGGCTTAGCCGCCCGGCTCGGCCCTTTTTTGGTTCAACCTATACCTGATACCGCGCCACCATACGAGCAATTGGAGCCTTCGGCGTAGAATGCACAGACGCGCCATATCGTGCAGCGTTTTCCGCACGTGTCTTTCTCAATCGCCATTTTCAGGCAAGCGTTGGAGACGCCGACATTCCCGCGGCCTTCAGCGTCTATTGCCATCTGAAGCCACTCGCCGCTTGTCTTCGCCGCCTCAACCGCCGCCCTTGGTCCTCTTCTTGATTCGATCATTGCTCGATCCCCTTTTGATTTTGAGAGGAAGGGGGTAGGAGGATTTTTAGTCCTCCCTGTCTGCATGGCATCCCCCTCTTGGTTAATAATTGCGTCATTTGTCTTCTTTATCCCATAGGTTGGATGCCCTGTCAAGAACTATTTTCGTAAATCTTTCAGGTTGGGTCTAATTCCCGAATCGTGATTATGGTAATTTCCGGTGCCTCTTTACCGATACGCTCCTGGGAGAACGCAACGCTTTCGACTTCTTCGGGCGAATCATCTGATAATATCTTTCCATCGACAAGCCCATCAATTGCAGCCTTTCCACTGATTCCATCGGGGTCAGCGAGGCGGTGTCTATGTGACTCAATATGGATACTGACTTTTTGATCCATTTTCTAAGCTCCATTCTCTGCCAGCGGTCCATTGCAAGTATCCGGTTCCACGTTGGCAAGGGGAAGGGTAATATAATCATTATCATGGATTCCTCAGCGCGTTCTCAGCGTCGGCCTTTTCCTGCTCCCTGCGGTCTGTCTCTTTCTTGAGTGCATCATACTCGTTGCGGCTTTCTTTGTAGAATAGCGCCGCGATATTGTCCGTACCCGCGTACTTGTTGCCATACGCAATCTGGCTGTCGATCTTTTTCAAGAGCGCCGATTTTCCGTAGACCTTCGGCAGTTCGTCAACCTTGTTTCTCAGTTGTCTCATACTTTGCTTTCCGCTCATGCTTCACCGTCCTTTTTGTCTTTGGTTGATTGGGCTTCGGGTGGTGATGGAAGTGGTATCCAGTGTGTGACTTCTTTCCCAGGAAAAGGCCCGTGGTCAACTTCATCCCTTTCATCTTGCCACTCAAAACCGTCCGAATAGAAGAATATGCGGTATTGCAAGACCCCACGCCAAATAACAAGACACTTATCTCCGAAGTCTGGCAACCGGCCATCAACGCTGATCCAATCATCCCGGCCCTTGTCCTCTGGTCCCTCAAGAACGCAATCCAAGCAACACTCTCCATCCTTTATGCAATCAAGGCAATCGTCCTCTGGCTCGGAATGGGCTGCGGTCAATGCGTCAACCTCTTGAGTCAAGGCCCTAATCCTGCTTGCGGCCCAAGCCGGATCGGCAATACAAAGACCGTCAAGCGTTCTCTCTTTCCCGTGAACATCGTAGAATTTTTCAGGTAGCGGCATCGTTCCCCCTTAATCAAACATCGGTATTTGGCCCTTCGGTTCAGGCGCAAGCCGCCAGCAATAGTTCGGCATACCATACCGGCCCTCGCGCTTGGTGTCCGTCTTCTCAAGAAGGCCGTCCTCTGTCATATTGGTTATGGATCGCCTGACGCTTGTGAGCGGTGCGTCTGGCAGGGCCAATGCTTGGACATTATTGGGCGTGAACCTGTGCGCTCTGTTCGCCTGGAAGAAGTCCATCACGATATCATCCTGGGTCTTTGTTTTCTGCTCTGAAGTCTTGAGTTGGTCGCCCTTTTCGTTTGTTGTGTTGTAGAATGTCATTCAGATCCCCCTTGCTATTCGCTCTCGTCGTTATTCATCACATGGACACATTTCGTCATGTGGATAGTTTCCGCACAGGCATACGTTACCGGGACCACCAGAAGAGTAGACCGGTTCTCCTGTGACAAAGTGCATAGGTGGCTTTTTCCTATCGGACGCATTCCTGGAATATTGTATGGTTGGCACATCATCAAGTGGGCAGTCCATTGGAAAATATTCGTTGCCGCATTCTTTATTGTACCGTTTTGGGTGAGTGCAAACATTAAGCGCCTGATTTTCACACTCGTATGGCTTTGCTATTTTAACCATTTTCATCATGCCCCCTGTTTTATTATGGCTACACCCTTTGATTGTTTCGTATTTCTTTAGAGAGAGATTTCAACTCTGATATCACCACGTCTGGTACCTGGGCTATCAAGTCCCAACTCATCCTGACAACATGGTATCCAAGTCCCTCAAGGTACCGGTCTCGCCTTTTATCGTATCCGCGTTGATCGGCATGTTGCTTTCCATCACACTCAAAGACGACAACACCATCAAGCAGGTAATCAACTCTATAGGGGCCGATCTTATATTGAAATTCAAACGGGATACCAGCACTTGACAGCATATCGTACATAACCATCTCAATCTTTGAGCCCTTCGATTCCTCAGCCTGCATCCTGGCAAGCGTTGCGTCCATGTCCAAGCGCCTGGAATCTCTACGGAGCCGCTTATAGAACTGATCCATCTTGACATCTTGATATTTCTGGAATGCGCCAATAATCTCACGATCCGGCTTTCCATCCCTTCGCATATCTTCGCCAATATGAATGAATGCATTTGCGGCCTCACGGCGTAGTTTTATTATAGTCTTTTTCGTTATAGTTTCCATTTTCAGCCTGAATTATTTTGGTGCAATATCCCCATGCCGTGTCTTTTCCAAAGCTGCCCTTCATCACACACCTGAGCAAAACATGAAGGATTGCCCTTTCGTTCTTTCCTTCCTTGAGCATCTTGTTTTTCCAGGCATGTACCTTCGTGAATATTTTCTTCTCGTATAATTGCTCCACAACCGAATCGATATCTTTCTTGAGCTTCACAATGGAAGCATTATCAAGCATATCCTTATCGAATGTCGGCGGAGCCGTACTCTGTTTAGTAGTTATCTTAGAAGATGAAGAAGAAGAAGAAAGAGAAGGGGTTAGGATTTGCTTGTCCATTTGGTTGGAGTTTTGCTTAAGCAAAAGCGAGGGGTTCCCGCCCTTCTTCCCTGACGTTTTTCGTATCTCAGATATACGAGCATCCTCATATATCCGTTTACAATAGAATGACTTATCGGGAAGCTGTTTGATAATCTTTCGCTTCTTGAGTTCGTCAAACCCGGCCCTCTTATCCCTCGCTTTGCCCGTCAACATGTCGAGTATTTCCCGTTCCGAAAAACGACCGTTCTCGTCGCGTAAAATGCCCTTTACTGGACATTCAAACGCAATCGCCATGATATCTATCCAGACACCACGCGCTCGAAACGAGGCCCTTCTAAGGCGAGGATCTTTCAACCAATCGCCGGGGTAGAATTGGAATGAAGGCGCTTTGGGCATTTGCTATTTCCCCATGGCCTCTGTTTCAATATCTCTCCATAAGCGCCCGCCCGGCTTCCTCTTCCCATCACGCATCAACTCAACATATCGAGCTGAACACACCAGAATATCTGCCACCGCCGCCACTGAGCCGTTCGCCTTAATCAACTTTCTAATAGCTTTTTGAACGTCTGTTTTTTTCATAATTGCAACCTATCAGAGTTGATTTTGCCTTGTCAACACATTTCTTTTGAAGATAAACCGAAATAAGTTCTTGACATCCTCTATGGCCCCATGTAGTGTTCATCCAGCATTGTAGTAGATGCTTATCTGGCTGTCGGTTGGTAAAGGGCCGACGCTACTGTCTAAACGGAGCCGGGGCCGAATCCTCGGCAGGGGGTGAAAATGGGACTATTTCTAAGGCCATGCGAAGAGGACTCGGATGCAATCAAGCTGGTGACTGAAGTACACAAGCGGATTGGTGGGTTGAAATTGCCAAGAGAAATCAGCTATGTGTGGGGGGTTGTCAACTCTGATATGTTCCACGAGGCCGCCGAAGACACCGAAGAAAACAGGATCTATCAATTGTTGAACGAAGGAAAAGAGGTCAAGGTCAGGATCGTATTAGACGAATCTTAATAAGGGGGCAACGTGGCAAAGGCAAAAGCTAAAGCGGCAGGGGATGCAGGGACGCACTCAGTCGCTGTATTGAAGAGGACGGAAGACACAGAGGGGGCCGTTGTGGTCGCATCACAAAACCCGGCAGACAGCCTTCTTGCGGTTGCTGTCCAGCGGGGGGCGTCCCTGGAAGAGCTTGACAAGCTCATGACGCTTCAAGAGCGGTGGGAGGATCGCGAGGCCCAGAAAGGATACGTTCTCGCAATGGCGGCGTTTAAGAAAGACCCGCCCGAAATCCTGAAGACCGCGCACGTCGAATATGTGAACGGCAAGGGCGAGACTGTCGAATGGGATCATGCCCAACTCGGCGAAATCTGCGAGGCAATCAATAAGGGTCTGTCTGAAAACGATCTCTTTTCAGATTGGGACTTAGACCAATCTGAAAAAGGGGTTGTGAAGGTAACGTGTGTTATCACCCACGCAATGGGTCACAGTAAACAGGTAACCATGGAGGGCCCACCAGATACAAGTGGGGGCAAGGACGCGCTGAATGCCGTATCGTCAACAAATACCCGATTGCAACGGCTGACCCTTCTCGCTGCCGCTGGCCTCGCGGCAAAGGGCATGGATAAGGAATCACCGAACGACGACGCGGGAGTTGCTCTTGAGTTCATCACCGAAGATCAAGCCGGGAAGCTTTCCGCACTCTGCAAAAAGGCCAAGCTATCCGACGAGGACATTGCACGGCTCTTGACAGTCCTGGAAGTGGAAGAGCTATCAACCCTCTTGCAGAAAGACTATATCGCGGCAAACAATCTGCTCGAGGAAACCGTGGCAAGGTATCAGCGGCGTGAGTGTAAGGCATGATTATCATAGACGACATCAAGCAGAACGGTGATGAATGGATAGCCCGCAGACTCGGAAATCCCGGCGCTTCTGGCATGTCCAAGGTCGTAACGTCGAAGGGCGAGCGGTCAAAGTCCCGCGACAAATACGCCGAGCAGCTTGCATTTGAAATAGTGCGCGGCGTATCGGCTGAAAACTTTAGCTCTTGGCAGATGAAGCAGGGACACATCAACGAGGTCAAATCTCGCAACCTGTATGCCTATAATCATCGGTGCGAGGTCGTTGAGGTCGCTATGTGCTATCACGACGAAATGAAGAAATATCATGTCTCGCCGGATGGTCTGCGCCCGTCTGACAAGATCGGGTTCGAAACCAAGGACCACACAACAGCGCCGCACATTCAGCGGGTGCAATACAGAAAGCCGGTGCCGTCTGGGCATTGGGTCCAGTGTCAAACATCTCTATTGTGCACAGAATACGACGCCTGGGACTATCAGGCGTATTGTGTGGGCCTGGAACCGTTTGAAAAGAGGATCTACCCAGACGACACATTTTTGAAGAAGCTGGAAGCCGCCATTGACGACTTTTGTTTGCAGGTCGCAATGGAAGTCAGAGACATCAAATCAACTCAAAAGTAGGGGGTAGCTGTGAGCGTTGACAACGTGCAAATAGAAGCCTTTGGCATTATGCTTGACATGATTGATTCTAACGACTTCAAGCTCGCGAACGATGCCGTTCGTGAGCGCGTGGCTGCGGGAACAATGAATAAAGAGACCGAGGCCGCATATAAACAAATGGTAGACGACAAGCTCAAGGAAAGGGGAGAATTGAATGGAACTGATTAAGATTGACGACACCACAGCAAAGACGTTCGACGTAGTTCTAACAGATGTCCGGGCAATGGTTGAAGAGGCCAAGGCGCTCACCCTTGAGCCCGGCGACTCCGAAGGCTACGACACCTTGAACAAGGCAAGAATGGCCTTCGTCCACACTCGGACCGGGATCGACAAGCGCCGGAAGGAACTGAACGCCGACGACCAAGCGAGTATCAAGACGCGAAACGCGAACGCGGGTCTGCTCACAGCCCTTATCGCACCCGGCGAGGATCACCTTGCCGGTCTTCTGGAAACCGAAGACAAGCGCCTTGGGGATATCAAAGAGGCCGAAGCGGTAGCCCAGAAGGCCCTGATTGACGAGCGTGTCAAGCAGATGATCGCTTTTGGTGGCTCTGCCTCATACCTTGAAATCGCCGCAATGACAGACGAAGAGTTTGACACGGCAATTTTTGATGCCACCGAGGCCCAAAGATACGCGAAGGAAGAGGCCGAGAAAGAAGAGGCCGAACGCAAGGCCGAAAGCGAACGCCTCGATGCTCAGAAGGCCGAGCAGGACCGTATGGAAGCCATATATTACTCTCGTGACGTCCAGCGGGATTGGTTCGACGAGAATATCGTTGACGAGTCGAACAGCGTCGAGGATCTTGAGCGGTTCCTCTTGGTTCTGACAGATAAAATAGAGTCCGAGGAGCATACGCCGGAGCTTCGGGCGTTGCTCGATAGTCAAGCCAAGCAAGCGCCCGGAATCATAGCGTTAAGGAAGCAAGCCGCGCAGATTGCAGTCGACCAGAAGGTTATAGACGACGAGAAAGAGCGCCTTGCCAAGATCGAAACCGACAAAAAGGCCAAAGAGGACGCCGCCAGACGCGCAGAGGCCGACGCAAAAGCCGAGGCAGACCGTAAGGCCCAGGAAGAAAAAGAGGCCAAAGAGCGCGACGCTGCAGACGCTGAGCGGGTGAAACGGATTGCACCGGACAAGGCGAATCTGACCGAATACGTTGATACCGTCTCTGAAGTCACGAAATCTGTAATGTGTAAGCTACTGGACACGGAAGAGGGAGAGGCGGCATTCAACGACATTACTGTGCTTCTCGCCAAGGTAAGGCTGGATATTTCAGAAAGGGTCGAAGCGCTATGAAGACTGAGCATACCGAAACCGGGTGGAAAGAGATAACCACGAAGGTTTTCACGGTCGAAAAGCGCTTTACCAGCGCACTCATGACCATAGCCGATTGGGTTGACTTCAGTGTGAAATACCCGAAGATCGGAAGAAAGCGCATGGCGTGTAAGTGTTGCCGCTATCCTTGGGCCGACATGGACAGGGCGGGCAAGGTCTTTCTCTTGCTCACGAACAAGGGAAACGCGGCAGTCTGCAAATCCTGTTATGATAGATTTCCGGGGGCGAAGAAGGTATGAAACAGACCCTAACCCCAGGCCCCAACAATTCATGGCTCCCGGCAGACGATGCCGCCTTGAAGTTCCGAAGGCGGTTCAAGGCCGGCCAAATGGCACACGGTGATTTCGCCATGATGCGCGATCCTGTCAAGCACCGCAAATATTTCGGCCTTCTCAATGTCGGCTTTGACAACTGGGAGCCTGGGGAAATCGATTCTAAGTTCGGCACACCCGAGAAGAATTTCGAGCGTTTCAGGAAGGACGTTGCTATACTATGTGGGCATTATGACATCGTTACCAGATTAGACGGAACGGCCCGACCTGAGGCGCACAGCATAGCCTTTGCAAACATGGAAGATGATACATTCAACGAGCTTTACAGCAAGACTATCGATCTGTTCCTCAAAAGGATCTACGGAAACACAGATATGACAGCGGAAGAGCTTGACGCAATTGTGATGGAATATATAGGATTTTCATAACTGAAAAGGGGGCAACAAGTGAACAAGAAAGAGAAGCGAGCGTTTCAGTGCTTAGTGGAAGTGATGAAGCAGAAGAGCGAGAAGGGAAAACGCAAGGCGTCCGGGCGGGTTCCCATTGCGCGAGGCCTGGTCCTTGCCTTGGACAAGAGCATTTCGCGCAGCCTGTTGGATCGGGTAACGAGGAACGCGGCGCATAAGGACGCTGAGAAGGCCCTGGACGCTGCCATTTTGGTATATGACAAGGCAGAGGCGAAGAGGGCCAAGAAGGCGCTTGAACTATCCACCACCGGAATCGACACGCCCTGCGGTGGACAAACCGGCCCATAAGAGAGAATAGCCATGTGGACAACCGAAAAACCCACAGAATCCGGCCTGTATTGGCATGCTCTATCTGAAAAGGTAATAATCGACGCCCAGATAGTGAAGGTGCGGATCGATGATATCAACCTTTTGCCGCCGAAAACGGTATCTATATTGGGAACCGGCCAAACGTTTCGTCTTGAGCAAATGAACGGCGTCTGGCACGGGCCGGTTGAGGCTCCGGGTAGATCGTGAATCCTCAACCCAAGCAGAAGGTAACGCTTCTCAAGGGCAAGAAATACACCCAATTCAAGCGCGATCTGTATCACAACAGGGCGTATGAATGCTGCGAATCGTGCCAGCGTTGGGTGCCTCTTGAGGGGTCTGTGTTTGAGGTCGCGCACTTGAGCCACATCGTGCCACGGAAGCGTGGCGGGGATATCCCGAGTAACGTCCTCGTTGAGTGCTACAGGTGCCACATTATCAAGAAACACGGCTTGAAGTGGTCGAACGGCAAAAGAAGCTAACGTCAATAACTCAAATATAGGTGAAATATGAAACTAAGATATCTGTTGATCCTTCTCATTTTTTCCTGTTCTCCGGACGGCACACCGATCGACTATCAAGAAAACCCGCTGTCTGAATTAAGGTCTGATATTTCAGCCGGCATATACGGTGACATCCATTCATTGATTGTCGAGGAAGGCGGGGCCACTGTCGTAGAGTGGTACTTCAATGGATACGACAGGGACACGCCGCACGATACGCATTCTGTGTCCAAAGGGATCACATCGGCCATAGTAGGCATAGCATGGGACCGGGGGGAAATCGATCTTGACGATGAATACCAAGGCGGCATCAAGGTGTCCGATTTCATGTCAATGCAATCCGGCATAAATTGGAACAAAGGGCCATCGCCACCGGGCAGGATTTACGATCTCGGCACGAATGAAATGATAGACTCCGGTGATTGGATAGGCTACATATCCGGCCTTGAATCATACGCCGATCCCGGCACACAGTTTCGATACAGCAACGGTGACGCGACCATGATATCTGCCATAATGAAAGAGGCTACCGGAATAGATCTTGATATTTATGCGAGCATACACCTGTTTGAGCCGTTGGGCATCACTGAATGGGAGTGGGAGAAATCACAGGCCGGTGTTGTTGCGACTGCCTGGGGCCTGTCCATGACCCCCCTGTCTATGCTGAAAGTCGGAAGGATGTATCTTGACGGCGGTTCGTATCGTGGGAATCAGGTGGTATCAACGGAATGGGTTGACCTTTCGACATCGAAGTTTGCGCGGGTCAATTCTGCCAATGATTTTGGGTTGCTGTGGTGGATACCTGCAAGAAGCCCCACGTTTGAAGGGTTGGACGCATTCTATACCGTGGGATATCTGGGGCAGTTCATCATCGTAGTTCCGACGCTCGATATGGTGATTGTGTCAACAGCAAATAACGAGGAAGCAACAAGGATATTCCCGGCGCTAAAGGACTACTTTCTCTAACTATTGTAGCTTCTTCTTGTCCCATGCGCTTCTTGCAACGGAATACCCGGTGTATCCCACACCAAAGACTGTCCATAGCTCAGTCGGGACCGCCGACAGCCACGATTTCATACCCGCCGCGATCTGTGTTGATGCACCGGGAGAAAAGACAGACAATATCCCCATGGGTATCGAAGCAAGGATCATGATATACATCACGTAGAGGAAGGA